GAGCCTCGTATCCAAATACCCTACGTCCCGATTTATATTGTGAGGCACAGCGTACTCAACCTCGACCTTGCCCTCACCCCAGCATTCGGGGCAAGGCATCATGCTCTCTGCCTGTTCCATCATCTATCCCTCCCTGTTAATTTCCATCCATTTGTTTCCGGCCTCTTCGATGGACTCCATAATTCTATCCAACTCAATCGCAAAGATTTGACGGTACGCTCGGTTGTATGGCAAATTTTGATATCGAGCGCGATGTGCAGGATCAGTGTGCATCTTATTTATAGTCCAGTGATGGACCGTGTTGACCACACTGTCCGATAATCTCTCCGCTGACGGGGGGTTGTATCCGCGCTCCGCTCCATTAACTTTCATATCTTAACCTTCCCCATATAATACATCAAAGCAATGTCCTCTGGCAAATCATTCAGTATCTTGCGTCGAACCTTCTGATTATTAAACAAGGTCCAATCGCCCTTGGTCACAGGTGGATGCCAATCGGATTCGTATACACCCTCCTCGTTCTCAAGCAGGAACAAACACTTCCTTTTCATCGAGCGTTTCATGTCCTTCCGAGCAAGGTGCTCGTCCAAACGTTTGCCGCACCATGTCTCCAAAGTCTGGGCAAACCCGTCCGGAAAATACTCGCACGGCTCGTCCCGAGGATACAGTTTCTCGTCATTAAACTCCTCAATAATCTGGTCATAAACCTTGCGCCAATCGCCCTTGAACTTAGGGTCATTGTCAATCCGATCAGGGCCACCGTGTCCATTGTTGCTAACATATGCAAACGACTTACCGTCCACATAAAGCTTGGCCTCGTAACATGCAGTCTCTTGGCTTGCCCAGCCAGAATACTTAATCGCTTTTAATTGTAGTTGAAGTGCCATCTTATTTATCCTCCAGAATTTCTATTGATGTGTCTGTGTCCAACGTGTCCTTGTGTAAGTACTCATCGAACACTTGATCAGGGGCCTCGTTGATAATGTATTCGTGGGCCTCGTCCGCAGTCATATGCTCCGGAACCATGTACGTTGGATACCAAGTCTCTTCGCGGGTAACCTTGACCCTAACTTTGCGCTTACTCATGTTCCTCCTCCTCTTCTGGTGTCCAAGTTGTGTCCACCCCATCGATGAACGTGCCTTCGTACATCATGCCCTCGTCTTGGTATGATGCGTCAATAGAGATACCCATGTCGTGGAGCTTCTCCCAAACCTTGATCGGGGGGCTCCACGCAGTCTCGCATGTGAATGAAAAGCTGACCTCCGCAAGAGAACCGGAGCCCTCGCGGGTTGTAAGTTCGTCGTTGATATCGACGCTATAAATATCCCACTTGGTGTCCCAGTTATCGAGACGCCATTGATACCATGCTGGAGAAGAAGTGGTTGCCTCCTGCGCCCAAACCTCGAAAGGCATGGGGCAAACGGTCTGGCATAAAGTGCCAAGCTTTACGGCCTGATATAAATGCTCCATGAGATATTGTGGCCCAGTAAAGTGAACCTGTTGTGCGGTGTGATTAGGCATTGTTTCCTCCTTGGCTAATCGTTGAAAAGGTCTAAACCTTTGTTGGTTATACGCTCACTGCTTATCTTTGTTGTCATTTTCATCTGATGTTCTGGGTCAAAGACGTTGGCCCAAACGTCTTCCTTGCGGTAACCGTGTACCGTAGCTGCACGTTTCATCCTTCGGATAGCCTTGGCTTCTATCTGACGCGCCCTCTCCCTCGTAACTCCCAAGACTCTGGCAGTCTCTTCTAAAGAATGCCCCAATGCAAAACGCATTGCCAAGCACCTTCTTTCTCTCGGCGTCAGTGCTTCAGATAACGTTGAGACCGCACTGATCTGAGATAAAGTCTTCTCGGTAGTCCCGTCTTGAATTAATCGCTTGACGCTGTCCAAACCAACTTCCATTTCAGATGTGGATTTGGCTAACTGCAACTCACGAAGATGATCAGGCCATAAGTCTTCGGGCTCCTTGCCAACCATCGCCGCAACATCCAAAGCTAAATCTGTCCAACCCTTGTGGTTAAATGGTTTCAACTTCATAGTAACGAGAGCATTTACCTGCGACTTACCTCTGACTAATTGACGCGATAACTCAGCAACCGAATCATACCTGTCCCTGATCGCCCTCAACAACCTGCCGTTCCTGACCGATACCTTGATGTTGAAATCTTCTTCCACAATTACCTCCCGTTAAACTGTTGAACCGCCGCAGCAAAGCCTCGAGGGGTTGCGCTGCGTATGTCCTTGGTCCGCTTGGACTTGCCACCAAGCTTCATCATAGCGGTGCTGTAACCATTACCGTGATAACCCTCTGGGTCAACCGATACCTTGGTAGGCATACGAAAGTTACCACCAGTCCACAAACAAGTCTTCTTCTTGTATGCATCGCGAGGGGCTATGTACTCAGGCCAGCGGGGGTGGTTCATCTCATCGTAAGGGATGTACCCGCCATACTCATATGGGTGGAACGAATAGTCAGGCTTGCGCCACTTGGTAGCCAAAACACTGACAGGATTCTCAATGAAATACGGGACGCCCATGTCCTCAAACAATCGAGCGCAGGACATGGCGTGACCAACAGCCTCGTCTTGAAACCATGGATTGGCCTCGGCCTTCTTCTTGAACCATGCCGCGCCCGAAACCGCGAGGTCTGTGCAGACAGGAAACGCCATGCCAAAACACGCATAACCCTCGAAGGCCAACTTAATATCTCGCAAAGTCTCAGGGTCATGCAAGTCAGCGTGACGATACTCAATCGAGCCACCCATGTGCTTGCGAGAATATTCCTTCGTGATCTCATGCGGGTCATGCTGGATGTCAAACGCATAGCATTCGTGTCCGGCATCAGCCCATGGCTTCAATGCCTCGCCCGTGAAATCATATAAACTTATCACCGTGCTCATGTGTTCACCCCCTCGATCACAAGAAACGCATTGCCAAACGCATTGAACGTGGCATCGTAGTGAGTGTAGCCATGAAAAAAATCATCCAGATACTGACCGTTCAAGTCAATGATCGGACGGGCCTCGGTCCCCGCAACACGGTGCTTGCCTTGTGGGTCTTGGATCAAATACATCTTACCATCGCGCATGGTCCGAGCAAACCGGAGCCCCCGTGTGAAACCAAAAGACAAAAGAATATTGCCCTCGATCCATACGCGCTTGTGTCCACGGTTGGTGCCTACCTTATAAGTCTTCGTTAAAGTATCTCTCATAATTAAACCTCATAATTGAATTGTTGATAGACCACAAGCTATAGGACCTCGGTCCATGGGTCAAGAAATATTTTGGGGAAAGTACGCCGAGTACCCTTATAGGCATATTCTCCAGAAAAAAAGTAAAAAAGTTTTTATCCATTCAAATATGATGTAATAAACGTACTAAACGTACTATCAAGTAACAAACTTGTTTGTTTACAACCTTCTAAGTAGCCCATAAAATAGTACACTCTGAGGACGGTAGTACGTTTATCTGGGAAAAAGTCCCTATATAGGAAAGATGGACAATTTCATGTCTATAGTTTATCTTGTTGGTAGAGCACAATGGGGCGAACATATGTCGATAGAAGAAACTACGCAAGACGGGGCCGAAAGGGTCCTGACCAACAGACAAAAGACCTTCTCTCGTTTTATCGTGGAAGGCATCTACTCCAATGCAGAGGCCGCTCGTAAGGCTGGCTTTGCTGAAACCACTGCGGCCAAACATGCATCTCTTTTGCTGAATGGTCGAGACTATCCTCATGTCCTTGAGTACATCCAAGAGATGCGGGAAGAGCGGGAGCGCAGGTATGCTGTCACCACAATCGGACAGCTTGAACGGTTGCATAAACTATCCCTCGGCGCAGAAGAGAACGGCCAGTTTTCAGCAGCCATCAATGCGGAGAAGATTCGGTCTGCATTGGGAGGTCTGACTGTGGACAGAAGAGAACAGGTCAACAGCATCGATCAGCTTTCGCGGGATGAAATTGTCGGACGTTTGGCAGACCTACAAAAGAAATATCCTCAAGCTTTTGAGATCGAGGGAACAGCAAAGGATATCACGCCACATGAGCAAGGGACCAGAGGCCAACTTTTGGAACACATTGAGATCGAATCTACCCCCGAAATGCCAAGCGACAAGGATTGAAAACAAGCACGGGGGTGGCGTTCCTGACGTTCACCTCATCTGGGACGGCTTCGCTTGCTGGGTCGAACTCAAGGTATCCAAAGGCAACGGGGTAAATCTCTCGGCTCATCAAGTCGCTTGGAACACAGTATATTGGGCTAGAGGTGGCGCAAATTTTATCTTAGTAAAGAGGTCCTCGGAGCGTGACCTACTTTTATTTGACGGGAATCAGAGCGGTCAGCTTGTCGAGAATGGGCTGTCCGGCACCCAAGGGGAGAGGTTCGAGAGCTCTGCGGCTTTGTTCTTGGGTCTGCGGCCTCGCATCTTGGCCCGATACTCTGCGGCCCTGCGCTCTGCGGTCTAGTTTATAGCTCTGCGGCCCTGCGGCCCCGTTGCCCTGCGGCCCCGTTGCCCTGCGGGTCTGCGGCCTCGACTATTGGTTCGCTGCCCTGGAGGCTTCGATTCTGGGCGGGTTTCCCCCGATAAAAAGAAAAGGGCTCGAGGTTTCCCCCGAGCCCTTGCGGCTAGTGCTCTACAATTGCGATAGATTTCCCCTTGCTGGATCCCTTGCATAATTTGCAGGCGGTACACTGGACGCGGCGTCCGGCCTCTTTTGACGCAGGACACAGGGCCTCGTTTACCTTGTCTAATTCCCCAAGGTCCGCGATGACTCGAAAGGTGCGCCGTCCTGCTTTCCAATGGGCGATTGCTTGCGCCTTGTTGTCCGCGCTTTGCATGGCAATTTCTGGATTCCATCCGCTGGAATGTGTGTAGGCTGTGAACGTGTCCGCCTCGGCAAGTAATTGCGTCCAAACAAAATCAGGCACCGCGCTTGGATCCCCATACGTGCCAACCCTTACAAAGCGGCCGCGCCCTAGTGTCCGCCGCGCCTCGTTTGTGTTTGCCATTGGATACACTCCGCGCTGATTTGCTTTCCAAACGATCAGGACGCCTTGCCCTAGGTTAACGTAGCAGCGCCGCGCCTTTGCTTGTTTGCGCACCGGATCCGTTGTTACTTCTCCGCGCATAGGACAGTCGCCGCAAATGCTAACATCCGCGCCCGTCTTGCTTGCTTCCAATGGATTAATTCCATCATCGCACAAGATGTAAGTCTGGACCACCGCGCCCGTTTTTGTGTTGCGATTGGACCATGTTGCGATCGCGATTATAGGCTTGCCATCCAATAGGCTTGGCCCTTTGTATATGACTCCGCTTTTCATTAGTATAAATCCTCTTAGTTGAAAGTTAACTACTACATAATAGCAGGACACAAGCGGCGCACAAGTCTTTTTTTCAAAAGATAAATCTCTGCGGCCTTGTTACTCTGCGGCCCTGCGGCCCCGTCTTATTCTTTATATTGTATCGATCGCCAGCGCAGCAGCAGCGCGGGGGCTCGGATGTAGTAAGGGGCCCCGCAGGGCCCCCGTTCTTACTCGTTCATCATGTGTTCGAACGTTCGGTGCGCCTCGATCGCCGCCTCTCGTTTGACGGTCTTGAGGCTGGTCAATATACCTTTGGCTCGGTGGTCCGGATCCTCGATCTTGGTTATGATCTCGATCAGACCTTGGACCTCATCGAGCTCGATCACAAGCTGGACCGTCATCGATGTTTCGTTGACATAAGATTTACGCATGGTTCGTTTCCTCTAGTTGAATGCCTTGATTGGCAAGATCAGAATATCAAAAGACTTGGTCCAGGTCAACAAGTTAAACACAAGTCAGATCCCTGCGGCCTTGCTGCGCGGCCCTGCGGCCCCGTCTCTGCGGCCTGCGGCCCCGTTGCACTGCGGCCTGCGGCCAAGCGGAAAGCCCATGCGCGGAAACCCAATATATTGGAGCGCATGGGCGGGGGTCTTAGGGCCCCACGCGGGGGCCCTTGCTGTCACGCTTGGTTTTTGTTGTGGGCGTCGAGGTCAAAAGCTTTATGGTATTGCTCGATCCAGAGCGGGTCGCCTTGGATCAGAGTGCCATAGTTCTTGATATCATGGGCGTAGGTATCTCCGAGCTCGTATGCCCCGCCATGCATCATGGGCGATGTCGCCGCCACAAACCACCGAGAATAATTATCCTCCGAGCTCGAATGCTTATAGGTTTTTAAAACTTTCCAAGTCCAACCTTGGGCGTTCGTATAGGTCGCGTAAGGGTTATCCTGTGGGCGGGTCTTTCCGAATGTAGTTCTTGGCATGTTAGCCTCCGTTTAATTGAAAGTTGATAGTGCCCCGATCATAGCAGACTGTGACCGGAGCACAAGTTCTTAGTCTAGATCGTCAACAAGACGGTCTGTTGTCTTGAGCATACTTATCAAGACATCGCGGTCCTCCGGTGGTGCTTTGCGATATGCCGCATATGCCGCTTCATTAAGAACAGATAGCAGGGTGCGATATGTATTAGTTCCATCGATGTCGATATCTTTAAAGCTTTTGATGTTGTCGTTCATTGTATTTCCTCCGGTGGTGCGGGGGCCAAGCCCCCGCGTTAAGTTAAGCAAGATCGTCCAGCATTGCTATGATCCGATCATAGGCTTGTCCGGCCTCTTTCTGCCGATCTGCGGCCAGCATCATAAACATAAACTCAAGTTGAAACTTGATCCGGTTTCCGGTGCTCTTTGACCGATCGACCTTAGCCAGTAGGTCGGCCTTGTCTCCGGCCTCTTTTAGCGCGGGGGTAAGAGTGATCGAAGCGGGGGGCGGGGGTAGTTGAACTGACATATTAAGTCCTCTTAGTTGAATGATGGGAAAGTCCATCTCGATCGCCCCCCGCTCGGGGGGCGATGCAGATGAGCTCTAGCCGATCCAAGTAAACTTATTGACCTTGGACTCTTTTGCGTACCGCTGCCAGACTGTGGGGCGGTTCTCTTTCCACCATGTGAGGTTCGGGGCCAGTGTCCGGACGGT